AATGCCTTCATTTAGGTTACAAAAGCCAAATTCTTTGACATCTACTTGCTTATGCTCAATTATGTTACTTGCGTGTAACAGGCGTCCAATCGTAATATGGGGTAAATAAACAGGATATTCGATATTACATTCAAATTCATTTTGAAGGATATCGTTTAGTTTGGTTAAGTTTCCATTCAAATCAATAATATCAATCTTGACAACTGCAGAATTGTTGTCGAATGTGGTCACATGTTCGGCATGTAATGAAAACGGGTTATTCAATACAAAGTTATTTACGACTATCCGGAGCCATTCAAGATCGATCACAGAATTATCAAATCCATAAAGTATAGTTATGTGTGGCCGGAAGTTTAATTCTATTTCTATTCCAGGATCGACAACTTTTGAAATATGCTCCCTCCATTTGAAATTATGAACTACAGGATAGAACATCAAACTGCCATACTTTGGATTTGCCATATACAAACTTAATAATTAAAGATAATTTTTGTAGAATCTATTTTGATTGAAACATTATTTAAGTCGATTTCTCAAAATATTATCTATGTATAATTTTTTAAATAAACAAGGCTTCATCCTTTGATGTGGAAAGAAAGGCACCAAAAGAACAGAAATTCCTGTAATTGTGGACAAATATGTATGAAATTTGCGATGTTTTATGACAATCCGTTGTTACACTTTGTAACAATATAAACGACTTTTATAAAAAATATAAAATATATTATATAAAAATTTTTTAAAAATTTGCGGCCAAATTTGGCTCCAGAGCGAAGGGAATAAATGAATGAATCATTTCTCTAATAATATAAAGAAAGTGTCGCTAATAGGCTAATTTTAATCAAATGAAGGCAATTTATTGCCACTTACTTCAAGACCACCCACAGTAGCTATAACTCCATTCTCATCATCACCTCTAGGTTTGCTTAAATCAATATCAAGTCTTATAATTGCCACATAGTATTCTAAAAAGGTGCTAGCAGGATAAACTAATTGAGAGGTAAATAATACATTAAATTGTAAAGGTCAATATTAAAATTTTATGATTGTTGGTGCTCATGGTACTAATTTTGATTGCATAGATTCAATAAGAGAAAAAAATTTTAACGAAAGTACTGGAGCTGATGAGTGGCTGGGAGATGGAGCTTACTTTTTTGTTGATGGATGCAATAGTGAGAAAATTGAGGTACTCGCTGAAAAATGGGCGATCGCCAATAGTTGGGATAATGAAATTGGTTCTTATAATTGTAGTCACGCAGCATGTTTTAATGTTGATATTAATGTAGATGATGACAAACTTTTAGATTTGACAGTTACTAATGGCAAGAAGTTGCTAAATCAATATCGAGATCATGTAAAGCAAAAGTTAAAAGAAACAAAAAGAATAAAGATTAAAAACGAATTGACCGATCAAAGCGTTCTTAAGATGATGAAAAGGCGATTAGGCTTAGAAGCGGTAAAGGGAGATTTTTACATAAAGTTCACCTTCGAACGTAAAAAACGAATTGAATCAAGGTTCCCAAATTGCACGATCATTGCTGTAAATAACACACAAAAGAATATTGACGTAACAACAATTCGCAATATTAAGAAGATAGAATTGGAGGTTAGAAATGGATTATAAAGCACTTCAAAAAAAAATGGATTTGTTCTTCGAATCAGTAAATCCGGATGATTTATTAGAAGACGTATTAAATTTAGGATATGAAGTTGAGGAAGTAGGAGAGACTTCCGATATGGAAATTTCATTTGATATAAAACAAGTGAAAATCGAATTCAAGAATAACGAAAGAAAACTTGATCATTTGAACAAAGTATCCTCAAAAGGAAATCAAAGCTTTTGGGCAAAAGACGAAACCCAATCTTACGCGTTAGCATCATAATGGAAATAAAGCTATCAAAAACTTTTTTTAAAAAACTAGAATTTATTCGTGTTCCAAAGGAACAAGATAAGGAGAGAATAAAACTCAGTTTAGATTTAAAAGTAGGTTTTAATGAAAAATATAAAAAGTCTTTTAGAGTTAAGTTTATCTTATCTTTAATAGATCCAACAGAATCGTTTAACTTACATTGTGAATACATTGCTAAATTTAAAACAAATGAAGACATTTCTCAAGAATTTAGAGATTCACATTTTCCGAAAGTAAATGCTCCAGCTATAGCGTTTCCTTATTTTAGAGCTGCTATCTCTTCAATTTCACTTAATGCGGGATATAATCCTATTATATTACCAACTATAAATTTCGTTAAGTTTAATGAAGATAAAAAGGATGAAATTCAAGACTAAATTTAATCTTAAACTTATATGAAGGCGCATTATTTGCGCCTTTTTTATTCATCTAACACTCCATCCGTATAACCAAAGATAAAGCCATAGCTTTGATAGCTTTCAGTAATGATGGCCCGATAAACGAGGGCTCCAAGACGTGTGTCAAACCCTTCTTCCTGGAACTTAACTTTTGCTCCTTTTAGCGCTAAGATCGCACCGGACCTTAAAGCGATAGCTAATATTTCCTTTTTGCTCGATACTTGAGTCAAAGTTTTCATGCTCTCATTAAATGTCGCCCGGTGTTCTCGAAAGTTGACCGTTTTCACAGGTTTGTCAACTCCTTTGCCTTTGATCAATAGATCGAGCGAAGTATCCAGAACATTGGAGATTTTTACCAAGGTCAAAGGGTTAGGGAAGGCCCTACATTCCTCATAAGCTGCCAGTGTAGCCCTTTTTATTCCCAATTGGATAGATAGGTCGTTTTGACTTAAATCGTTCTCCTTACGAAAGGATTTGAGGTTGCTTGACAATCTTGTTAATATAGTACCTTCAGCGGTGGCTCTTGGTTTTGTACTCATGATTTTAATAGTTGCTTTGTTTTTGTCTGTCTTTCCCCGACAATTGCCATGCAGTCAAAGCATTGTTTACCACATTTAGCAGGGAAAAGAATATCTTGTTTATCTTTTTCTGATAAGTTAGTTTTATCCAACTCCTGACTCACCTTAGTCCATTCTTCAATGGAAAAATCTTCTTCGCCACAAATTTTCTGACAATAAAAATTCATACCTATTTTATTTTATGCCAATAATTGATGAAGAAGTTGCCGACGAAAACATGCATTAAAATGAAGAGGGCCTTTTCAAAGATAGATTTGCAGTCCTGCAAACAGTCCAACATTAATTCTTTATGCGTGGCCATGGAGACCAAATTAAGAGCAATAGCGAATACTGAATAGACCATTGCAAATATTCCCAAGGATTCTTTAATTATTTCCATATAGTTTATACTTAATTGATTCAAAATTTTGTTCCATAAGAGGTTTAAAAAAGATCCGCGAGAAGCTGGGAGAATCCCGCGGATAATAACCAATTATAAACCTAAATATGAAAAGGAGTGCGCCACGGTTGGATTCGAACCAACGACCCGAACATTATGAGTGTCCTGCTCTGACCCACTGAGCTACGAGCGCATTTTAAGTGGTCAAATCGGACCACTTATTTGTTTTTGAGGTATCGCCACAATTCTCGATAGATAACAATACCGACTGGAACAACAATAACCAATGCCGCTATCAAAAGAATTGTCGCTTTCATTACTTACGTTCAATTATGGGCAGCCCTGCTTCCGTTGGTATATAAATTTTTTCGCCCTTAGATCCCCTTATTGCATCAATCTGTAAGTACCGGAGATATTCGTTATTCCCCTTTAATGATTCGCCAATGATTTTGTTCGCCTCAGCGACACCTTTAGCACGTTCGATCTCAGCTTGGGCTTCTGCCTTAGCAATTTTTACTTTAGCTTCAGCCTGGAGCGTAGCACTTTCGTTTTCAGCTTTTGCTTGTTCAATTAGTGCTTTTTTCGAGTTTTCAGACTCGAGAAGCGTGGCTCTACCTTTATTCTCTGCATCTTTCAAACGTTGTTCACGACTGAAATCATAGCAAGAAGCGAACGATAGTAATAGCGCGCATAGCGCAAATAGATAACCTAATTTTCTCATGTTAAAGAACAAATTTAATTGTGAGCGGGGAAGAATGGATTCGAACCATTGACCAACCGATTAACAATCGGACGCTCTACCAACTGAGCTACTTCCCCAAAAAACAGTATCGCAGGTAAAAAGGACGATGAAGTGGGACAAAATTGTACAAAACCCGTTGGCGCCCTTGGGAAAGCATTTATTCCCCCCTTTTTGCTTCATTATTTACTCACCCCAGCCCGTGGGGAATACTGTTTTTTAATTCTTTCTTTCAAAAAACCGAAGAGGACCGGGCGATCCCCTCGGTTAGCCATATATTAACCTATTTTATGAAAAGACTTAATAAAGCCGGTCTATTCCCGGCTGCCAATCTGCTTTTTCGAGAAAACATATAAAAAACTGTCGATCGGTTTAGACATTTACAAGCTCCGTCTCTTTATCGACCTTCATCCAGACCGGTGGAAGATAGAGGATTCGAACCCCTGACCCGTTTCCGAGTTACAATTTAGCAAACTGCTGCATTCAACCGCTCTGCCAATCTTCCAAGTTCCCACGATCCAACCTCACGGCTGTAAGTGGGCTTTTCCCAATAAATGGGAGATTTAATGAAAACGTTGAGGTGACAGGTTTCGAACCTGTAAAAAGGGTGTCTCGACTTCGATTACATCCTACACGTCGCTGTTTCCCCGCGTCTACCAATTCCGCCACACCTCAATTTTAAAGCAAGGGTCTGATTAGGAACATCAAAGTGTGTTAACTATTATCCGCTCTCTGGCTGTTAACGCCTACTCACCCACGTGTAATCAGACACCTTGCTTTTTAGTAAAGCTACTGGGTCAAACAGCTTGCGATACTTATGCTTTTGAACACTAGGGGTAGCGTTACCGCCATCATTTTACGCTTACTCTGCCCGTTTCTACGTAACCGAACAACAGACGAAGGCTTTACCCCTAGTACTCATTTATTTTTTCAAAGCAGACCAATCACGAACATTTGTGAGATTACACCGTGGGGGCGGATACATTAACACATCCATAATGCATTTACATCCCAAGTCGCGCCAGTGCAGTGATTAGCCTACTTTATTTATATCTTCAAAGAACAATCTTTTGAGGCGCGGGCAGGAATCGAACCTACCTCCTCTAACATGGTTGTACTTACCATAGTCACCCAGCCAACCGCGCCGTTTGCTCGTCTTTCCGAGCCGTCAACTTTTCCTCAGTAGTAATCTAACTATCAGAATCTCCCTTTTACTGCGCCACCTACGTCTTTCCGTATATCGTCAGATAGCTTCGACTACTACCTACTTTCGGTAATCTTACATCCTATTTGCGTTGTACTGCATAAGGGATTTGAACCCTTGATCTCTAGCGTGAAAGGCTAGCGACTTAACCACTTGTCCAATGCAGCAGGTTGGCATACTATACAGATTTCAAAGCTGATTACTGGAAGGCTCGCCGCCTGGTCCAGATCTTACATCAGAACGTTCATCACGTTGTGGTATGCCAGCACTTTAGATTCAAAGAAAAACGACTGTCGCAGGCTAAGAGGATGATGTGGTCACCCTTGACCGAGCATTTACGGTCGCCGTATCGTGTTTTGATTCACTCACCATGTTTCAGGAACAGTCGTTTTAATATCTTACCCAAACCGATTACGTATCGTTAATCTTCTCGAAGATTTGGTTATCGTTTCAATATTTCAAAGGTAAAAACAATAATTTATATATCCAAATAAAAATATATATCAATGATAAAATTATGATATATTTTTTTCGACAATAGATTGAGACAACGCCAAATCTTGCTTGGTTTCCTCCTGGATCTGTGCTAGTTCAGCGTCAACGTCCGAAACTTCGCCCAACAGTGTCATAGCTGTTCTTCGGCTCATAAGCTTAGCGGATACCATTTTAGTAATATTACCAATCACTTCCCCTTTATCAACTGGTAGAGCGTCCTTAAACTTTACATTCGGTCTTACATTGATCATGTCGGCCAATTCCTCTGGACTAAATTCGATCAACATGTTCTTGACGACGTTAAGCCGTCGTATGATCATCTCCTTTAGACGTTTCTGGGATTTGTTTCCCTTCATCTGCGGCCCCATGAACAGGAGACGCAACGCAATACCGCTAGTGCCATTACCCATAAGTTTAGACATGGTACTAAACCCTATGTCAGGGGTGTTGGTGATGTCAAATTGCTCCTGCTTGATTCTCTCAAATTCCAGAGATTTGGATTCAACCATAGATTCCGGCTGCGCAAAGGTCACGCTTCCGCGAGCCCCGTTTTCGCCCTTGACTTGAATAACCTTAGCAACTTCACCTTTTGAGGGTAAGGTGTCTGCATCTCCTTCAACTACCATGGCTGGGTCACCGTAATAATCGTTGGTATCTGATAAGTTTGACAAATTGTTTTCTTCGCGATCAGATAAAGGCTGGACATCTGCCCACTCCGGTCGGTCCTGTGAATGATAAACAAGTGAAAGAAAACCATAACCATCTTTTGGATCCAGTTCCCAGTTGCCCCCGTCAGTTTGTTTTCCGAAAATGATAACATCAGCAGTGTAGAGATCGAAATGGAGCGTTTTAATGTCATTCACAGGATCCGTTGTCGTGTACTTCCGGCCAAGGCCGATAAAATCATCATGTTCGTCCCAGATAGGGTAAATGTCGTCGCCATTTTTTTTACAGAGAAGCATCATCCCTGGCCGGCGGGTACTGCCTTCCAGTTTGGTACCGTTCCAATAGTTTTCATCCTCATAATCGTACCACAACTCGGCGCAATGAGTCTCAACCATCCGGCGTTCAACAATATCTTCGGTTTTAAAGGAAAGCTTATTGTCGTCCCATACTTTCTTAATTAAACCAAAAAACTCGTTTTCAGCTTCATTATCGCTGGTGAATTCGATTGTGATATCGGCTCCACATTCAAAGAAAATTGCAGACTGCACAATCTGTTTTTGCCGAGCCAGCTGCAGCCTATTGACAGGCACTTCATCATATTCTTGGGACCTTTTAGTTTCCCCTGATATTTGATCCATATATTCCTCGCCTTCGAGCTCAAGCCTACGATTTTCACGTTTACTTGGATCATTTACATCGTGGAGGAATGGATCATATTGACGCAATGCATCATCAACGGTGATAACACTGGTACCAAGCTTTATTCGCCGCTCCGATTTCGTAATGACTTCAAATATTTTGCTAAAGTCTTCTCCATCTACTAATGTTTTTAACTGTTCTCTTGTCATCTTCTTGCTCGTCTTTTAGTTGTTCCTGTTCTAAGTTTTGATACTGCCTTTGCTGTCTTTTGTAGCGCGTTATGGTCCTTGCTTACAAGCCTGTCAAATGCGTATCTTATTGCATCAATAGCATGGTTCCATTTATCAATGGGTATACCTGCCTTTTTATCGTTCCAGATGTAGTTTTTTAATTCAGTTCTAATATTGCGGCTCCGCGGTGTATAAACGATAGTATAGTCGGCCATTTTTAGCAATGATGCATTGACGGATCCGGGAGCCTTCCAGCATTCCACAATGTTCAACTTTCCTTGCTTCTTGATATCGGCTATTAATCGATCCTCAGCACTATCACCGACAATCAAATCCGATGACTTTCGAATCCTGGACTTGTTTAGTTCGATGATATCATTCGTCCCAAGCTGTTTTGTATCGTAATATTCTTCATCAACATGGATAAGCATTTTCTTATGATCGACAGCAACACGAATAAGCGTGTCCGGATCGACTGAGAATCCGTAATCTTGACCATAGCAATAGGGAAGGTACTCGTTAAATTCACCTTCCATAGTATTCGGAAGAATGACGCCTTCTTTGATATCTGCCCAACGGCCAATAACGACATTCGCGTATTTGGTCATTTGGAATTTAGCGCGGTCAAATTTTCCCTGTGCGTCGGTCGCCTGTGCAATTGACTCTTGCTTGATTTGCTCGATCCGCTCGAGGAAATTATCCGAGAGATTCTCGATATTATCCAAATAACTGGTATGGATGTGCAGCACATTCGGATGCGTAGATATCTGGACGTCTACACCGTCAATAGTTATGATTTTGTGTGTGTCCTTAATATACTGCTCATAAACGAAATGCGAGTCGTCAGTCGGGTTCATTATCAGAATGATCCTGTTCTGTATCCCCTTTTGCCGGATAGACAGCATTAGTTTTTCATAGCTGTCGAAGTCCGTCCACTCCTCCATCTCGTCACCCACAAACGTCGTAAGGCCCTGTATTGATTTTAGCTTAGCCGTCTGGTTACCGGATCCTGTCTTGATCCCACGGAACATGATCGGAACCTTGGAGAATTTATTGATGATGTTATTCTTCTTTACTTCGAAGAAGTTCGAAGTTCCTTCAAGGTCGATCTTTTCTTGGAATTCTGGTATAACAGAATCTGCAGCAGATGACATTGTATAACGCGAAAAAAGTATACTGTGACCTTTTTCAAAACTCAATCTTTCAAGGAACAAGGAGCCATTGAACGATTTGCCCGAACCACGGCCACCGGTTATGAGGATAATGAACTTATCCGTGTTTTCGTACAATGGAATGTACGGAGGAGCAATCTTGATCTTTGGACGTGTCCTAATTATCTTCTTCCTCTTCGTTGCCGAAATCTTCGGTGTTATCTTCTCCCTCGTTACCGTCATCTTCATTATTTGCTTGTAACCACGACAAAATATTAATGCTGCCAGTGAGGTCCTTTCCATTGGAAGTGACGTCCAGTTTTTTGCCATCAATAACCTTTTTGCGCCATTCCTCATCATAATTGAAAAGGAGCGTCGCTAAGGCTTGTGCATTCGGAGCCAACTCTTCAACTGTTTCCAGAACTACCATACCGTCCTCATGAATGAATTTTACTGATTCATTCATAGATGGTAATTTTCTAGTTGTTGTCTTCCGTTTCAACCCTCCCAAAGCAACACCAATGTACTTTTGACGAACAGCTGAAATGATCTTAGACCTTCCGCGCGCTAAGGCTTCGGATATGTTATCATACTTTGATTTTAGTTCACAGAAGTAAGTAACGTTCAATCCCAATTCGATTGCAATCTCTTTATCTGTCAGCCCCTTCAAAGCATAATTTTCACAGGCGTTCGAAAAACTTTCGCTTTCATATTCATATTTGCAATCTGCCATAAATCCTCCTTACAGTTGTTCTATTTTTACCACCATACCACACCTCCGTAAATAAGCCATAAAACAATCAGCCCAATAAAGCAAAATAGTCCTGTAAAATCGAATGGCCCATCTTGTTGAAAAATACCGATCACTAATAAAATCGTAATGACTATCACCACGATCAAATGCCAATGTACTGTTATCATAATTTTTCTAAATGTTCAAACTTCTCTTCCGTGAGTATTCCGGCTCCCGATGGATGGGGATCATGTACCATCTTTCCATCTTTGTAAATCACAATATGATTGAAATCCCCTCTAGGCGATTTACCCGTTACGAAATAGTAGCCATCAAAACCAATATAGTCTTCTCGGTCTCCACCATATACATATTTGTATCCCTTGTGTTTTAGCCACTCTTCTAGGATCCAAAACCACGGCATATCGGGAACTTTAAATAATTCCTCAAAATTTGGCACTTGATCTATTCGGCATTCGAGTATACACGCAATCGCTGTTGGCCAACAATTCCCGATTACAGTGTCGCTATGTAGCTTTGTTTGAATATGCTTAATCATATATCTATTAATAACTAATTATATCATTATCGGATGGCGAGTGTATCACAATCCAAGTTTTTTGCTTTCGTTTGGCGCTTTGGATATCTCAAAGTCGTAAGCCGTGTATGTTGAGCTGCCACACGCAATAGTATAGACGCACAAACCTTTTGGTCTAAGCTCGATATCGGTCACTATCCACTGTTCTTGGTTTAGATCGGTCTTTAAATAGACAATATCCCCGAAAGTGTATTCAGTGTAGTGCACATGCATTTTTAACATATCTTCCATAAAATTTCGATATACTTCGGGCAAAAAATTTAGCTGAAAATACGTTCTGCGATTTCCTCTCCCTTGATTATTTTATCATACAGGTCTTTGCCTAGGGCTTCCATAAATTCTGCTTTGTTCTGGAAGCTGTCAAACGATAGTATAACCGTTGGTTCACCTTCCCATTTTTCGTCAACGTCCGCGCTATATTTCTCTTTTTTGGCCTTAATCTGGTCTTTGGTCAATGGTTCTGCAGGTGGTGTAAGCAAATCGGCTTTCTTTATAATGTCAGTAAAATCAACGCTTGGAGTTTCCAGAGATAGCATTGTTAAATCATATTCATCCAGACCTGCCAAAATAGGGTCTATATCAGTGATAATATTGGCCATAAGATCACTATCAAATTCACCTTGGACAGATTTTGAGTTGAGGAAGATATTCTGCTCTTTTTCCTCTTTGTCCGTTAAGTTCACTTTTTCAACAGTGATATCATAATCGTTTGTTGGATATTTATTGATCTCATCCAAGATAGAAACCTTCTGATGCCCCCCAACGAGATTTCCTGTAGCTTCATTCCAAATAACACCGCCCATCATACCTAGGCGTTTGATATTTGCCTTGAGTTGCTTTCTAGCTTCCGGAGATATCTTCCTCGGATTGTAATGCGCTAATGTTATCTGTGACCGTTTTATTGTGACCGGTACCGATGATTTATGTTTATTCTTCATTGTATTCATGTTCAAATACTATTGCTGCCGCTTCGGGAAATGCATCTAACACTTTACGATAATCTTCTGGACAGTTTCGTTTGCACCATAGCAAAAAATTGAGATCACCAGGCGCAACTCCTTGAGATTGGTGATTTTGATCATATACAGTGGGTCGCGGCAATCTCATTTTTTCAATGTAAGCTAAGACGTGACCGTTTTTCCAATTCTCTATGGGATATATGTTCTTAGTTTTGGGATTATAACCAGGGGTGCCCTTCTTTTCCAATGCCATCATCATTAGACGTCTCTGTAAACCGTCTGAACGTTTAAATCCGAAACATGCCCAATCGATACCAGTTTCTTTCTTTACATCCTGAGTAATTTGGGCCAGTGTACGGCGCCGTAATTTTTCACTTCCTGTAAATCCCAGATAGTTTTGTTTCTGGTACCCATATAACGCAAAATGCGGACGTTCTATGAACGTTAAATTCTTATACCGTCTTTTATGGGCTCGCTTGAATGCTTCAATATGGAAAAGGTCTTTAACCGTGTACAGGTAAACACTTACCACACGATCAAAGACCTTACAACACATATCTGTGAGCAATATTGAGTCCTTACCGTTCAGAGAACTAAACAGTATTATTCCGTCCGTTTCGGAACGAACTTTTCTCAATATCTCAAGCGGCATCATTAGCGGGTAACTCTACGAATTCCTGAAGGTTGGCGCATATCCCGTCTTGCTGCCGAATTAACTGGGGTAACGGTCCTTACACCGCTATTTGAAGTGCTTATCCTATAACGAGGACGAGAACTTCTTCTTCGTTGTTCTGCTGTTTCTGCCATAGATTATAAAGTATTAGAAATTTTTTTCCAATACCTTACCAAGCTCTAAAACAAAACATTCATCACCTTTTTGAAAACCTTCTGGAATCTCGTTAATAAATTGACAGATATAAATATCTTTCAGCTCTACAATTGCAGTTTTCCGTTTCGGACTATAGCCAACAGCCAACATAATTTTGCTAATAGGCTTTCTAAATTCATACTCGCCAATCTTGTTCTTATCAAAGAACATTCTAAAATAATGCTCGCTCAGACTTCTATATTCCTCCAGTTT